GGAATATATTGAGCATCTCAATATAACTCACATTACCAGAACTTCATTTGTTAATGTGATGAATCCTGATGCAGGTACTAGAATCCATTTAAGAACAGGAGAAGTATTAACAACTCCCGTTCCTATGGATATAGTTCAAACTGAAATAGATGATTGTTATAAATCTGCTGCTGCTATGATAATGTTTAATATCCTAGCAGAAAAAGCACAGCTATCTAAGATCACGGATGACGTTGATACCCTTGATGGACTGCAACCTGGATCAGATGCTCTATAGCAGGTTTAGTTAATTCTGATTTAGTATCCCAATCAAAGTTAAACACCTTCCATTCACCATCTAGGCTTTCATCATTTGCTGATGAAATTAAACTTAATCCTGGAAGTAAGTCTAGCATATAATAATAATAATCATAGCCATTCTGGCTTTCATCATCTGTAACTTCTACTTTATCAAAGCCAAATTCAATTAGTTCTTGTTCTGTCATTTTTCTATCATTGTTTGCATAAACACAGTGTGATTTAGAATCTCAAAAGCATACGTATAATTTAAATCCTTATATGCTTCATTCTCTTTAGAATATAGCCCGTGTTCTTTGATTCTTAAATCTCTTAAACTCTGTATGCTTAATGTTACTATAGCAAGATTATCTCTATCTTCTGATTTCATCATACTTACAATGTTTCTTACCTCAGCATCATTTAGATAATTATACTTCTTCAGCAACATTAACTCAGCCATATATACAAAAGGGCGGAACTCATCCTTTTTAGACCCTTTGTGGTACATATACCATAGATAGTTCAGATTACCATCTGCACCATCAGTAATATTATAATGTTCTTCGGCAATTGCTGCCACAAGTTTTAGCATTTCTTTTGTATCTCTCATAAATTTTAGTTTAGAAAATATACCTGATGGTGTTCCAGGGTATAATATCACCATGAAGTTTTCTAAATTCTTCAATATATCTGGATTTGTCTGATGATACATATCTAATGTTCTCTCCTCCATACTGGGATATTTTGGTTTCTTGGATTTCTGGCTTCCAAATAAGTTCCTCGCCAGGAAGTTTATGTTCCAAATTATACTCATGTTTCTTCTTATTATGTGTAAGAAATATTACTTCAGCTTTAATAGAATTTTGTGGCCAGTGATGTATATAACAGTGCTTATCTATTATATCAAACAAAAACTCATATTCTGTTAACCAGTTATCATGGACTATTACAGGACTAAAATTTAAATGTACTTCATAACCGGCATTAATAAAATCTACAACTGAATGCAATCTTTCATCAAGACTACTTGTATTAGGTTCTAGAATTTTTCTCCATTTTTCCGGCATAAGACTAAATCTTATTCTAACCTTACCTTGTGGATTAAACTTAAGAAAGTCATAATTTACATACTTAGTAGCAAATGAACCCATAGCAAGTGGATGATCTCTAAAATACTCAAATATTCTTTCCCAGTCATGATACTTAGCATGTAAAGCAAAGTCTTCATTGCATGAGATGTCATAAGTAATATATTCTCCTGTTTGATTAGGCTTCTCTACATCAGCAAACCAAACATGGTTGTTAATTGCTGTCAGGATATCCATAGGATTTGTTGCTATAGTTAATCCTTCCGGCTTATGCCTCTTCATATAACAGTAAGAACAGTTATACAAACAGCCATGACCAAAAGAAGGAGCAATAAAATCAGTGCTCCTCCCGCTTGGTCTAATCTTCATAGTTTTTCTAGTAACTTTCTCTACCAACGTTTCTGAAAGTTAATAAAAGCTGTAGCATTCTTATTGGATTCAAATATTTTGGGCATGCCATATTTATCTAATACATCTTCCCACTTAGTAAAGAACCATAAGAATTTAACTTTCTTTTGTACAGAGAACCTTGTCTCTGAATGTGGTGTAAGTTTTACCATTAATACTCTATAACCCTGCTTGTCCTCTCCTTTCCTTAAAATAATCATATGTGTTGGTTTATTTAGTTACTTATCAAGTTTTATCTGATGATCATCTAGTATCTCAAAAAACTTATCTCTGATTCTCTCTACCATCTTCCACTCCTGATCACTAAGTTCTTCATACTTCCATAGTGTTCTCAGCTCTTGAGATATATCCCATAATGCTGAGTGCATATTACTACCTTGTGTAGCAAAATCAAATTCTATTTGATCCTCTGGTAGGTTGAATTCAAGTGTTGCTTTCATAGGTTTGTTTATAGTAATTTTCTGCTGTTATATTTACTCCGTCAAAGTAATCTGCTCCAAATATATCTCCTTGAGTAAATGCTGTCATTATCTGCTCTCTCTCCATCTCTTTGGCTTGTTCAATATCTCCCTTTGTGAACTTACCACGTTTATTAAAAAGTTGTTGCTCTAACCACTCTACTGCTGTTAGTTTCATATCTTTTTTTTTTAAGTTTATAACCTTAAAATTTGTCAAGTTTTTAAGTCTATAACCTGACATTATTCAGGTAATTCCTCTCCATCTTTACCAGTAACTATACCCATTAGCTGTTTCATAATAGCATCTTGTGTATCTCCCCAGAACATATTACATTCAAATACCTTATCTGTAATAGTGTATGGTGGATTTAGGAAGTATGCTTGCCAATGCTCATTAGGTATAGAACTGAATCTTTTACATTTTTCTTTTACCGGGCAATCAAACCCATGGCACATTGTCATATCACTCATAATCATTTGTTTATTTTGACTGTATCAACAATCTCTAAAGTTACAGATATTATTCCAGACTTTACAAAATTTAATTTCTTGGCACATCCATAACTCAAATCTGCAATAAAGTGTGATGACTTTGGTAGTCTATCATTAACCTTTACAAATATTACTGAATCATTCTTTAGATTTGTTACCTTCAATAAAGTTCCAAACTTATAAGTCTTGTGTGCACATGTTAAACTATCTGCGTAAAATGTTTCTCCTGATGCTGTTTTCCTACCTGTCCAATGCTGTCCATAATAGCTGACCGTACCTTTAACAATATTTGGGATTGGATCAGTAAAACTAAATAGCATTGCTAATAATAAAATTGTTTTCATTTCTGTTTTCTTTGTTCTAAGTAATCTATAGTAAATCCTATAGCTACTATGATGTTCATACCTAAAGACATTAATATCTCATGGATGTCAGCATATACATTCACGGATAAATGTATATGCCCTACCATCCAAAATGGTATGGACAAGTTTTGGCTTATCCACACCATTAGATATTTAATAAAGTGCTTCACAATTACTTTTGATTAGTCACCGTATTAAAGGCTGCTGTACTGCCTGTCATCTTAAACTCATAAATTTCTGTATCACATGTAGTGTCATTAACTCTAATTCTTATAGAACTTGCTGCTTTAAAATCAGCAAGAAACTCTGGATCTGAATTAAGATCATCTACCATAAACAAAGTTTTCCGGTTCTCAGATACATTACCTGTTAAATAATACTTTTGATACTCTCCATTAACTAAAAAAGAAATATCTACAGTAACAGATTCATCACAGATATATACTCCACCCATATAAAAAGCAATGCCTTTATAATTTTCTAATTTAAGAAATTCAATTTGACCATCTTGTGTATATGCTATATAATATGGAGTATCAAATCCATTGTCAATCTTTTTACTTATCCATTGAGAAAAAGATGTAGTTGTAAATAATGTAACTGTAGCTAAGGCTAATAATAATTTTTTCATTTTTTTTAATTTTATCGGTTTAACATTGATTTTAATAAAGCTAGGTCAGTTTTAATGTCATCCATCTTATACTTACCATACTTATACAGATTAAAATTATCAGTTAATTTGATCTTACTACCTGTTTTAATTGCATGTAATGCACTACCACCCGATGTTCTCATAGATAGCTCATATGTCCCGTCTTCCTTATTTTCTAAGTTAGCCAGCTCAGTATAAAAATCTACTAAACCATCTATTTTTGAAAGAATAGCAACCCGAAAATACCCTTCTTGTATAGATGGATAATTATACCCAGTCCTTAAAGTTTTTGAATAATAAGTAATAGTATCTGACTTATACATTCCCTCTGGCTCTCTTATCTCATATGTTGTAGTTAGTAAATACAAATACTTTGTCTCTTTGGTTTCTACTTTAACCTGTGATATACATGTTCCTGATACCACTAATAATAAACTTAACAATAAACTTTTCATTTTTTTGGTTTTTTAATTTTTAATTTTTACCAGGATTGTTCATTAGTGACACAGAAATTATCACCAACTTGGTTATCAAACCAAGTACTTTGATCAAAACAAAATGTTTTTACATTGTCAGAACATGAGTTCTTAATACTTAATGAATAACATGCATTTCCTGCATTATCAAATGTAATTTCATCATTTACAATTTTTCCACAATTACATTCTTTTTTACATGATGTGGCAATAAATACTAATACTAAAATAACTAATAGTTTTTTCATTTTTTTGGTTTATTAATTGTTTTCTTCTCTTCTGATGGACTCTCCTTCAGAAGTTTCTGCAGTCTTTCCCAGATCTTTTTGTTGATTAAGTTGTAATCTGGTTCTTTCTTTCGCTCTTTCATACTCTTCCCAGTTATAGATATTTAACTCTTTCATTGTCAAAAGATCTTCTATGGTCATATATTCTGGTATACCACCATTATCATTCATTATTTGAATGTAGGCCTCTTTCATTCTTCCCATGTTCCTTAAACATTTTAATTAATTCTTCCTTTGTTAATCTACTTGGAAGTTTTTCCAATACTCTCCAATCAAAGTTGCCAGTAATGATAACTTTGGTTTCTTCTTCACCAAGATGTTTTATTTCAATACCATACTTGCCATCATGAATAACTTCATTTTTTAA